TGGTCGATACAGCCGCCAACCGTTCCCCATCTTGTGGAAAACGGGGTTACTCGTCCCGGCGTTGGAGTCTCACCTTACCAGAGCCAGCACAGTGAATGAGTCGAGAGCGCCGAAGTCGAAATCTGGATGGTCTGGAACAATATTTCGATCGCCAGAATCGGCTGTTACCAGCCCCTGCCCGTAGTCGTCCGCAAGCGGCGCGCCGTCCCCGGCAGTGCCCCCCTCGAAAACACCATCATGCGCGCCTTTCACACCGCCCGCCGTTGCCACTCCGTACCGGCGTTTGGGCCAGACCTCAGTAGCCGGTTTGCCGATGGCATCGAGGTAGTCTGAGACGTATTCGGCGTAATAGCGGCGGGGGCTGGTCGGGTATTCGGAGACGTAGCCCGGCTGGTAGTAGGCGGGCGGGTTTCTGATGCCGGAAAGGTCAACTAGTTGGTCAAACTCGCGGTCGGTTATTTGGCGCGTTACAACCGCAACCATACCAATCACGCCGGAAAAAAAGTTCTCTAAATCCCCGTCTGATTTTCGCGATGAGCCGATGAGCGAAAGCAGGCCACTCTCTGCCACGCGCCGACCGTTCATGAGACTGGCTTCTGTCCACCCTGTATCAGGGTCACGTACTTGCCAGCGTTTATCACTGTCCCTGTGCCTTACTGCGACAAGCGTAGGTTTGCGCGTTCGCCCCTTGAAATACGCCTTTTCTGACATAATGCCATGCGAGGTAACTTTATAGGTGTTGTCTACAGACCGCAGCCCCCACCCACCCCAGTCACCCGTACCAGTTGCGCGCCCCCCAGAATTGAAAATCATCCCTTCGCCGGGCGTATGCCATGCCAAAAGTGAAAAATCCTGCCCTACAAATGGGGATGCGTCTTGCGCCAACTCGATGTTGCTCGACGACCCGTTAAAACCCGCCGAACTCCCCACCAAACCGCTTGCTAGAGGTCGCTGGTCAAAGCTCACGTCCGTAGGCGTACCTGTGTGACCGTTACCAGAGAGGTCAATTACGTCACCCCCTGAGTCACGCTCAGACGGAAACCAAACCCCTTTCAGTGAGTCGCCGAACATGGCCTTGATTACCATCGGATCAAAGTGCTTGATCATGGGTGTGAAATCCCCTTCGCGCGAGCGCCGGCCTGGTCGCACATCATCTCGATCATGATTGCGCCGCAACCCGGAATCACCGAGACCGGTTGCGGCGTCCACTGCCCGGCGACCAGGTCGCCCGAATACATCTCGTCGAACTCGTCGACCTCGGCGTCGGGGTCGTCGCAGTGCAATATTCTATAGGCGGCAGTTGCGCCCGCCGGTGCAAAGAAGCGAAAGAACCCGGCGGTGTGACCGCGGGCAACGTACTTGTATCGGTGCGGGTTGTTGTCGCCGGGACACGCGAGGTCGAACTTGAACGCCTCGTCGATGATCTCGCGACCTGATGATTTGACTGTAAGGGCCATGCCTGTCCTCGCCGCTTTAGCGGACTTCCAGAGACTTGTGATTGAGTTCGAGCGCGTGAATCTTGAACACGCCTTGCGTGCCGGTGCTTTCTCGGTCGAGCACGATGCCAACCTCGAACGTCCATTCGTCGGGCACGACGTCGAGAATGTCACGCACGGTGAACGCCGACAGGTTCGTGTACAGGTTCGTGTACGTCGCGTCGACCTGTTGCAATCGGCAGTTCGTGCCGCCGCCGCGCACCATGCCGTGCATTTTAGCGACCGCGTGGTCGCTGTTGAAATTGGCGTTGCTAACCTCGCTAGAAAAAATCGCCGCTTTGAGGGTGTCGCTTCCGGTAAATACGAGCGCCGCCTCGGGGTTCGACGCGCCGGGCGGTGTTGAGATATTGCCGGCGCCGTCTTTGGACAAACCGACCAGGGCGAACTGCAACAGCGAGTCCGCCGGCGTTCGGTCGCGCTCGACATCGCAATACATCTCGAAGGGCCAACCGACGACGACGTCGAGGAACCCGCCGCCCGACCAGTCCGCCGCGCCGCCGGCGTCGACGACCTTTTGCGTGTCGAGCACGAGCGACCCGTCGACGATCGAGAACCCCGCGCGGAACTGTCGCGCCGTGCAGCCGCTCAGAGAGTACGACGAGAACGACGGCACGACGACCAGGTCGCGATCCCATCCGAACACGCCGGGCGACGCGGTGCGAGGTCCGATGTTTGCTTTGCCGATCGTCATATCAGGTTCCCTTTTCTTTGATCGCAACGCCCCAACGTACAGCGAACTCGCCGTCGGCGCCCTCGACCTCGGCGTATGCGTAGTCGAAACCGGCGATGTCGAGGCGTTCGCACAACCCGCGGTAGTCGAGGTCGTCGTACACCTGGTCGCGGGCAAGCGTAAACGTCGTCGGAACCTCGAGCGTACCGCGAGGATACAGGAACACGCGAACGCGCGAGATCGCCGTCGCGTCGGCTTTGACCTCGGGTCCGCCGGGGTCGATACCGTCGTCGAAGGCGGTGATCGTATAATCGGCCTCGTCGTCGCCCTCGATCTTGAGCACGTCGACGGCACCGCTGTTGTCGGTATCAACGACGCTCGCCGTCACGATCGGACTTACCGTCGCGTCGGCGTTGATCGCATCCTTCAACGTGGTCAAGATCGTCTCGGCGCTCGCGCCGCCCATGCCGCCGCCGGTCGAGACGATAGTACCGTCGATGATCACCCAGTATTCGGTCGCGTCATTCGGTACGACCGTGACGCGCGCGGTTCGGTGCGCGACGTTCTCGCGCAGTTGAACCCACAACGTCGACCGAAGCGAGTTCTGCAACGCAACGGCGGCGTTCGTCGAGGCGGGCGCGCCGTCGGTCGACGCTTGTTTTTTCCACTCGAGATTTCGAGCCGCGCCCAACTGCGCGAGAATATTTGCCAGTTCAAAAGGTCCCATCGGTACACCTAAAAACAGATCACGTTGACAGCGATTTGCTCGCCCGACGTCGCCGGCGACAGGATCGTGTTGACCCAGTTGTCGTTGGTCTCGTCGTAACGCCAAACCTCGATTTCGATACCGGCAGCACCGGCGATGTAAATTTGCGCCATGTAGCGGCGCGACCCTTGCGCGTTGAAAATGCCGGTTGTGATACAGGTCGACGTCGAACTAACGGTCGTGTCCTCGAACTGGATCTCGATCTTATTTGAGGCGCCGACCGTGTCGACACCGGACGCGGCAACGTCGATATTGAACGAGTTCGACACCGACAGCGACCAATTCGATCCGTCGTACGTGATGGTGAAATTACCGTACGCAACCGCGGTGTTTCGGGCGGCGACCTCGCCCTGGTAGTTCGTGCCGGCGGCGTTCAAGATGTTTAGCCGGTCGCCAGTGATCGCCTGGAACCTGTCGCCGAGCACCTTTAGCCCGCCCTTGATATAGTCGCTCACGAACTGCGAGGCGTTCGCGGTTCCGCGGTCGTGCGTGACCTCGTGAAACCCGTTCGTGTCGTCCTCTGTTACCTCGAAATATCCGCCGCCGTCGCCGGGCGCGGGACCTTCGTAGTCGATCCCCGTTCGCAGCGGGATCAATCCCTTGGCGTCCTGAAACTTGTCGTCGAAATAATCGACCCAGCGGAATACCTCACGAAACAACCAGTTGGCCTGGGCGTTGGTAAAGGGTTCCTCGAATGCGTAGCCGCTCGAGCGTTCCGCGCTCGGCTCGCTCACGTCGCTCGGGTCGGCGGATTCCGCCCATTTGGGATCTACTGTCGGTCGTGCCATCGCTTAAATACTCCTAGCTAGACCAGTGCCGTAACCTTGCCCGGCGGTCGTGAACTCGAACGTTTCAATTAGGGATTCGCTTATCGACATCGCGACGCCGGCGGGCTTGACATCTCGCATCGTTTTACCAACCCGGCGCACAACCTGGTCGGACATCCATTCGGTACGGTAGCACGCGAGTCGGAAACCTGCCGGGTAGTGCGGAAAGTATCGGATCGACACCGGGTCGGTGAGGATCTCGAATACCTCGAGCAACGCGTCGACGTCGCCCTCGCACAGATTCGCAGCGATGCGCGCCTCGATAAACCTGCGGTAGTCGTTGTCGGACAGTCCGCCGCGTTGCTCGCCGACGTACTCGCCCCACTGCTCGAGTTGCTTGCCGGTCGAGCCGGTCAACGTCGTGTCGACGAGCAGCGAAAAGAACTCGTCTTCTTGGACCTGCGCGCCGTGCCCCAACGCCCTTGCCAGGGCGCCGAGCCGCTCGCCTTTTCGCAGTTTTGAGACGAGGTCGCCCTCGGCTCGTGCGGCGTGGTCTGGAGTGTAGATAAAATCGGACATTAGAGACTTACCGTGATTGTGCCGACTGTCGTGATCTCGGTGATCGTCGGCGTGACGTCGGTGGCGCTACTATTTAGCGTGACGTCGGCGCCGGTCACACCGTCAACGGTAGCAATTAGTGACAAAATCGTAAGGCGTCGCACCGCGTCGCCGACACCGAGCGCCGCAAAGTAGTCGTCGATAAGGTCGCCGATTGCGTCGTCGACGTCGTCGAGCCCGTACCCGCTGTCGAGCGTAAGAGTTACGCCGATGTCGACCGGGAGGTCGCTCGCAAAATCAAAGTTGATGTCTTTGGGGAACCCGTCGCGCCCGGTCACGGTCGCTTGCACGTCGGTTCCCATTGACCGAATACCCGCCGGCGACTTGCGGTAGATCGCGTCGACGACCGCTTCCTTTGTCGAGTCGTCGAGCGAGTCGGGCCACACGATCACCGCGTACGAGTTCGCGTTTAGCGTGACGCCCTGCTTCGTGACCGCCTGGTCGGCGTCGTTGTCAATGACGACCGCGGCGACGATGCCGTCGACGTCGAGCACGTTCGCCCGGATCGCGGGAATCGCGCCGCCGCCGGTGATCTGCAACGACTGTTGACGACGAAGGCGCAACTCGTCGTCGGTCTCGCGCTTGCGACCGACGGCGGCGCCGCCGTCGTTGGTCACGCTGTCCCAGCCGTCGACCGGGGTTGCGATGGTGTCGATTGCGTTGGCGACCGCCTGCGTCGGTCCGGTCTCAACCGCCTCGACGGTGACGTAATTGACGCCGTTGACCGGGGACATAGACGCGCCGGTGCTACGCGAGAACGAATACGAGCCGCTCGTCGACGTGAACACTGCTCGGTCGGCGGCGCCGTCACCGTCGCTGTCGGCGGTGCGCGCCTCGACGATGTTGGACACCGCCGCGTTGCTGTTCGCGGCAGAGACCAGACCGGCGACGACGTCGGCAGCGGTGTCGCCCGATTGCGCCGTGTACGAGAACTGATGTCCGTCGACCGCGGCGACGTACTGCGCGCCGGCGAGCACCGTATCGATCACAATGGCGAACCCGATCTCGCGGTTATCGGCAACACGCCAGCGTCGACCGTCGGCGCCCTCGACCAGCCGACCTTCCGAGATGTCGGTGCCGATGTCGCCCGACAGCGTCACGATCGCCGTCGAGGCGGTCGCCTCGCGCCGGCGAATGCCGACGAGCAAACACAGGTTGTCGAGTTGAATGCCGGTCGCGTTGTTGAGGTCACGCGAATCATAGACCGCTTGCCCGCCTTCACTGACTCGACCCAGGCGCGCGGCCATGATCGTGGTGAGAACGCCGTAGACGACGTCGCGCTCGAAGTCGACGCTCGTCGGTAGCCCTCGCTTTTTGAGTTCCTCCAAAAACTCGTTTCTAATCTCGTCGAGGAAGTCCGCCGATCGCGGCGCCTCGTATCCTTGTGCCGTGAGTCCGTACGCCATTTATCCGATCCTCGAAGATCCGCCGGTGATCTGTACCGCCGGGTGATAGTTTGAGTCGCCAACGTCGAACGGGTCGACCGCGATGCTTAGTTCGTTGCCCGCCTCGGTGAACACCATACCAGAAAACGACAGGTGTTCGTCGCCCTCGTCGAGCGCGTCGAGTCGCTCGACGCGCTCGACGCCCGGCGTGTCCGCAATTTCTGCGCGAAGGCGCGCCGACATCTCGCCGACGGGCGCGGGCTTTCGAGCGAGCCATTCCAACCAGGGCAAGCCCGTCGCCTCGTCGAGTATCCATTCGCCGAGGAACTGCGACACGCGCAACTCGATACGTTGGGCGACGATCTCGTCGCCGCCTGCAAGCGAGGTCGTCACCGCTGGAATGTCGCCGTCGACGAGTTTGACATCGTGGTATTTCATCGCCATTTCTCGATTTCAAGAAGTGCAGTGTTGCCGGGGATCGTCGCCTCGCCACTGCCCGGATCGGCGTACAGCCGCAACTGGCAAGGCAAGTCGTTACTGTCGACCTCAATCAGACGAAAGGTCGAGGCGGTCGTCGCAAACCCCGATGAAAACGAGATTATGCAAAGGCTGCCGGGGATCGTCGAAAACGCGCCGCCGTCGTCGGACCGACCGAGCCACGCTTGCACAACGCCCGGCTGTTCCTGGACCGACTCGAACGATGCCTTTCCGAATACGTGATATCTGCCCGGTTCCTCAATCACGATGCCCTCTGTCGTGTTGTAGACGTCGTCGAGAAGCGAGACGGTCGACATAAAGACGGGCGTCGACTTGTCGATGAACTGCGCCGACTCATTGTGAATGCACGCGAACAAAGCGACCTGGTCGTCGTACTCGAGCACGAAGGCGCGAAACACACGCCGCCAAAATTGCTCGGCGGTGTCCTCGACATCGGTGTCGGTAACGTCGCCGGCGGCAGCGTGTGACAGGCGAGACGAGGTCGCCGCGTGGTCGTAGCCGTCACCGGGGTTTTTGTCGGTGACAATGACGACGTTCGAGCCGTTGGTCGTCGCGTCGAACAGGGCGCCGAGCACCGGGTCGCTCGTGACGGCGTCGGCGAGACCGGTTGCAATCGTCGCTTGCCAGGTCGTATCAGAATCGTACTGCACCGACTTTGACCAGGCGCCGCCCGGATCACTGATAGTGATCTCGTACACCTGCTTCGCGCCGCTCGTGACCGTGTATTCGTTGATCGGTCGCAGCGCGTTCAACAAAACGGGCTCGCCGAGGAACGGTGAGACCGCCGACAGCATCGCGTTTTTGACCAGCGTGCCGATTGTGTTTCCGCTAAGTGCCATTGCTTACCTTACCCTTTCAAAGCGTCGACGATCGATTTCAGGACGTTCACGCGTTGCCCGGTCGCGATGAACAGCGCCGCGTTCGACAGCGGTTGCGGACCGCCGGCGGTCGCCGTGACCGACGATCCCAGGTCGGTGCATAGCGTCGCGAGTTCCCCGAGCCCGGCGGATATCTGCTCGAGCAGTTCGCCGCTCGAGTTCTCGATCGTGATTCGACCGTTGTCGAGCACGCGAATCTTGATGCCCGACTCGTGTTGCAGAACAAGCGCGTTGTCCTCGGTGCCGTCGAGCGAGTTGCGAAACGAGCGAATGCCAGGAATCGCGACGGCGTCGGTAAGATCGAACCGGCGCAAGTCCGTCGGCTCGTTATCTGCCGACCCGCTGGTCAACCATTCGTCGATCGAGCGCGAGCAAAACGCGAGGCGCACGTCGTCGTTTTTTTTGAGCGGCCAGGTGATCGAAAACCCGCCGCCCGACGGGAACTGCACCGGCACGTTCGGAATCGGCGGCGGAAGGTACGACTCGAGTTCCTCGGTTTCCGGGTTCTCATACCGTCCGCGAATCGACGTTTGGATTTGCGCGCGTTGTTTCTCGCGGTCGTACGTGAGAATGCGACCGGGGATCGACGTTTGCACTTTGGCAAGCTCGCTGCGAACCGCCAAAAGAATGACGTCCTCGAGCGACGGTTTGTCGGTTTGGGTTTCGTCGCTCACGTCTTGACCTCGCGCCCGGTGATGATCACGTAAAACGGTGTATCGAATCCGGTGTCGCCCTCGAACTCGACGTCGCGCGCTTTGTACAACCCGCCGTAGTCTCGAGACTGCACGCCGAAGGTTCCGCCCGGTCGAATCGACGTCTCGAGCAGACCCTTGATTTCAATGCCGTTGTCTTTGGGTTTGGGCGACCCGACCAGGTTGCCGGTGTCCGCCGAGAACAGGACCGCTTCGGCGGCGGTGTTTTTGTCACGGTCGAGGATCTGCAACACGCCGTCTTGAATCGACCAATCCGCGTTGGCGGCGAGTGCCACACGGTCGAGCAAGTCGCGCGCTGGACCGGCGAGCGTGACGCCCTGGTCAAGCGTGAGGTCATCGGGGATCTGTATCGTGCCCGTTGCCAGGTTCATTGCACGCGCGGCAGTCTCGACGACCTCACGAACCGGCGTGCCCGTTGCGAACGACACGTTAAGGCGAGCACGCTTGAACTCGCGCCCGCCGTCTTTGGCCTCGACGGTCAAGATCCGATCGGGCCCCTCGTGCGCGAGGTCGACGCCGCCCGTGACCGGGTTGCCCTGAAACAACAGACGCGGCGCGTCGTATCCGGCGAGGACACGCACGACGGTATCGGGCTCCTGGGCGAGCGTGATCGAATCCGTCGACAGGTTGTAGACCTTGATCGTTGCGCTGTTCGGCGTGCGACCGAGCGACATCTTGACGCGAAACGACACGCGAAGGTCGCGCCACGATCGGCCCGTTTCGCCCGCCTTCCCCATCTGAAAAAGTACCTGTCGACCGAACATAGGATTTACAGAATTGAGATGTCGACGCCCTCGACATTGCCGGCGGATTCCGGCAACTCGTCGGGCGTCACGTAGACCAGCAACAGACTATCACCGAGATCGTCGCGCTCGTAGGGCTCGTCGCCGACGACGATAAACGTGCCCGGCGGACCGTCGGGAATGCTCAACCCCAACAGCGGACCGAACTGCGGCGTGAGACGTCGCCCCAGCGCAAGCGGCGTACCGTCGCGCTCGTACAGGTCGAGATACCAGGACTCGAGCCGGTGCCGATAGGTGAGGCGCAACCGGTACTCGAGCCCGCCAAGTTCGACGGTTTGGGTGTGTTGCGGATACAGCCGAAATGTCGAGATAAGAAACATTAGAACAAATCCCCGTCGGCGAGTTCTGCCAGGTACGACCGGTTGTCCTCGCGCTGTTGTTCTGCCGCCGCGGCTTCACGCGCATCCATCCGTTCCGCCGCCGCCTCGAGGTCGCCTTTCAAAAACCCGTTGACGAACGAATCCTTGAGCGCACCGAGCGCCTGTTTGCCGGCGTCCTTTGCGCTCGCGAACGGGTCACGCGCACGAGGCGCCGGCTTGCGCGGCGGGATAGGAACGGACAGCGTTTCGGCGATCCTGACTTGCTTGAACCCGATCTCGAACGTGAGCGACTTTAGTTGTGTGACCGAGTGCGGGTATCGCGTCAGCAAGCAATTTGTGAGGAACCCGAGCCGCTGCGACAGGACCGACAGAGGCGCGCCCTCGTTTCGCTTCAAAAACTCAACCGCCTTGAGCGCTCGGTCGCGCTCGCCGGCGCCGACGGCGCCCGCAAACGGCGTATCGGTGACGACGCCGGTCACGGTAAAGGGCATGTTCTTTGCGACCGCACCGTCGCCAACAGAGGCGCCGTCCTCCATCGGGTGCTCGGTCACGATGATTTGCGGGTCGTAGTTCTCCGAAATAGTGGCGTCGAGTACCAGGGATTCGCCCGCCTCGTTTCCAATTATGACACTCACTTTTCACCGCCTTTGAACGTGTCGCGAGCCTTTCGATAATCGGACTCACGCGAGCGTTCGAGCCCGTCGCTAACTGCGTTGGTGAGTTCGTCTTGTCCGAGCCCGCTGCCGTTGATCTCGATATTGGTGTCGCCGCGGTTCATCGCGAGCGCCATGTTCGTACCTTGCGCCGACCGCCTCGAGGCGTCGAGGTCATCGCCGACGCCCGCCGCACCGGCGCCACCGAACCCGACGTCGGCGCTTCCGCCGATGTCAACGCCCGGTATTTTGTTGAGGTACTTGGCAACGGTGCCGACGACCTTTTGCGCCTTGCTCATAATCCAATCGAACGCCGCGGCGAACGCGTCCTTTAGTCCGGTCGCCACGGTGTCGCCGACGTTTTTGATCGACGACCACTTGTCTTCCCAACTCGACAGCAACCAGTCGAGTGCAGCGATCACCGCCTCGAACACGAACAACCAGAAGTCGAGCAGTGCGCTCAACACCGGCTTTGCGATCGTGTTCCAGAACCATTGCAGATAGGCGCCGTACATTTTCAGAACGGCAATGCCGACGGTCTTGATCACGTTCCAAACCGGCTCGAGCACGGCAAGCATGAGTTGCCACACTTTCGACCAGAGTTCGCCCAGTTTTTCGACCGCCTTGCGCAACTTGCCGACGATGTCTTTGCCAAGCATTCGAGCAAACAGCGAGTCTTTCATCGCGTCGTCGCTCGTGAACAACTTCCACAGATCGTGCACCGCCGCGGCCAGGGCGACGACCACGGCGACCACGGCGAGGACCTTGGCGGCGAGTATCAAAAACGGCGCAACCATCGCCCACACAACGCCGGCGGCGGCTGCGAGCCCGCCCGACGTGAACGCCGCGGTGATTGCAGCAATGCCGCCGCTCGCGCTGGCGATTGCGGTCGACAGTCCAGCGAACGCGGTCTTGAGCCCGGCGATGATGCCGGCGATCTTGATGCTCGCCCAACCGGCAACAATCGCGGTCGTCAACCCGGCAATCGTTTTGAGGATCGGAACCCAACCGCCCAGGGCTTGCGCCGCGGCGTCGGCTCGCTCGAGCCACGTCACCATTTGCTTGAACGCGTCGGCGGCAGCTTTAGCGAGCTTGTCGACGCGCTGGTCGATCAAGTCGCGGTTGGTCTCGAACCAATCGCGGAACCGCCGGGCGGCGTCGATCACGATCGGCATAAGTTCCATGCCGATGGTGTTGCGAAGCCCCTTGACGATTTGACGAACGCGGAAAAGCGAGTCGTTGAATTCCTCGGATTTCGCCGCGGCTTCGTTCGACAGAACGACACCGAGGTCGCGGGCTTCCCGCCGCATCTTGCGGATACCCTCGCCGCCCGAGTTGAGCATGGGGATCAAACTCGTACCGGACCGCCCGAACAGGTCCATCATCAACGCGGTTTTCTGGAAACTGTCGGGCATTTTCGACACGCGATCGGCGAGTTCCTCGACGATTTCGTCGGTCTCGCGCAACGTGCCGTCGGCTTTCTTCGCGTTGATGTCGAGTTCTTTTAGAACATCGGCGGCTTGCCCGGTGCCCTCGCTGGCGTCGCGCACGTTTCGAGCAAGACGACCCAACCCGGAAATGAGTTCGGCGCCAGCAACGCCCGACAGGTTCGCAGCGTGCTCGTACTCCTGCCACGATTCCGCCGTGAGACCGACTTGTTTCGCCGTCTTTGCCGCCGCGTCGCCAACGTTCGCGGTGTCCTGGGCGACCTTGAACAAGCCCGCCGTCATCCCCATAAGCGCAGCGCCGCCCATAGCGGCGGCGCGCGCAAGTGCTGCGAGGTTTTTCTTTACCTTAGTGACGCCCTTATCAAACTTCAGCAAACTCCGCGCGTCGGCGTCTACGCCAAGTTTTACGAGCAGTTCGCGGATAGTTGCCATCGGTTAGCTTCCTGCGTCGTCGGGGTCCGGTGCGTTGTCGCGCTCGTGTTGCGCGAGCATATCGAGATATCGAAGGGCGTGTAGCAGGTCGGGGATCGACCACTTGGTTTGAATGTCGATAAGCGAATCCGCCGGGTATCGCTCGCTCGCCGCGACGCGGTGAACATACCAGTCGATACCCGACGCGTTCGCCATCTCAATTCGGCGCCGCAACTCGCGGCTTTGTTCACGTCCGGGGTCGGCGCCGCGTTGCTTTAGTTCCCGAACGTAGCGATAAAATGGTGAAAACGGTTCTCGCCGATCACCTTGAAAAGCACCGATCGCAACTCGCCCCAGTTCGCCGTGTACGCGTCGTCGAAATGCCCGTCGTCGCGAAGCGGCTTGCCGTCGCGGGTCGTATGAACCAACAGCGCGCGGATCAATTTCGGCGAGTCCATAAGGCGAATGCCGTCTCGAAGATCCTGCGCGGCGCTGGCGAGGTCGAGGTCGCCGATCACGTCGAGCAGTTTCGAGACGTCGAGCGACCCGAAATCGAATTTCTGTTCGCCGTCCTCGCCGTCAACGACAATGTCTTCGGTCTTGATGTTCTCGGCGATGATCTGCTCGAGCCCGCCATCCATGAACGCCTCGATCAACCCGCCGACGTTCGATTCGAGGAACCGCGCAACCGGCACCGACCCGGCGCCGACCAGTTCCATCACCATGTGAAGGTTGGCCGAAGGGTTGTGTAGTTTCGAGACGTAGTTGTGTACCTCGCCGTCGACGTCCTCGAGTTGAAATTTGACTGTCTTGCTCGACATTTTACGTTCCTCGTTTGGTGGTTTAGTTGCCGTTGATGATCACGCGACGGTTAGGGTAGAAGCCCCGCGTTCGACGCGTAGTCCATGAACTTCTTGCCGTTCGGCAAGCACAGTTGCCAGGTCAGTTCACCGACCGAGCCTTGCTTGTTCGGTCCGGGCTGTTGCGTGATGAACGCCTGGTCGTCGGCGACCTCGTCACCGAGCGCCGGATCTTGCATGAAAAAGTTAATGTTCGGAATGATCGCGTTCGTCTCGACCGACACGCGCTGTTCACGCGTGAGTTGCCCGAGGGCTTGCGCGCCTTGCGAGCCGGCGAGCACGGTGATGTTCGCGAGCACGACGTCGTTGGCCGAGTAGTTGGCGACGACCGTACCGTCGCCGCCGACCGTGATCTCGACGTTGTCCGACGCCGGCTCGAACTCGACGCCCCCATCCTCGCCCCATGACGAAACATCGAATCGCGCGAGCACGAGGAAAATGTTTGATAGCGCATACGTGTAGCGAGTTTTCATAGCGTATTACTCCGATTCAATGATGTCGGTTCGTTGAAAGTTGAACGTCATCGTGACGTCCTGTCCGCCGATCGCGAACGTCGCCTCGCCCTCGAGCGGGATCTCCTCGTCGTCGAGGTTTTGTTTGGTGATCTGCGGGTAAATAATCCGCGTCTGGTCGGGCTTGAAATGCCCGTTGCGAATGCCCTGGGCAAACACCTTTTTGACCACGCCGGCGAGGATACGTTGACCTCGCAGCGACACCGGGATTTTCTCGCCTCGCTCCGAGTACTCGACGACCTTTTCAGACACCCATTCCTGCAAGCGCGCCTTGAACCAATCGCGCGTGACGATCATGTAAATCGGACGCCCGGCGAGGTTGTGACCGGGCTTGACGAAGAAGTCCGACGGTCCGAACTCGAGCCCGACGTTGACGTGATCGGCGAGCGCCTGGGTGCGCTGTCCGCTCGTGATCTGCGAGGCGTACTTGTCGACGCCGCGAATCCACGCGTACCAGGGGTTCGACCGCTCGTCGGGACTAAACGCCAGGTTGCGCGTAAGGAAGCCCAGCGCCATCGGTGCGCTGTTCGTGTCGTGGTAGCACACGATCGACCGCTCGTTTCCGTCGAGCGAGGACAGACCCTCCGTCGGGTTGTCCGGGTCGGTGTCGCTCAACAGGGCGGCGGCGCCCGATTGGAACGCAAACAGCAATTCGCGCGCCTCGATATCGTTGCCAAGCTCGACGATCTTGGCGTCGTCGGTATCGCCGAACAGGTCCGCGGTCACGCCGTAGAAATCCGACCGGTCCTCGAGACACGCAACCAAAGCTTCTTTGTAGGTCTCGGGAACGATGAGGTCGACGTTTCCGGCGAGGACGGCGTCGGGCGTGTTCTGTTGCTTGAACGCCACCTTCAACGCCGACGCCACTGCGGCGGAAATGTACCCGGCAGTTTGCGCGGTGTTGATTTCCTCAACATCACCAAACGACATGGTGCGCTGTCCGTTCAAAGTGTTCGACGCTTTGTCGACCAGATAGATCGTGAGCCCGAAGCCCTTTTTGCTGCCCGCCGGCGGCGCGAGTAGGATAGTGATCTTGATGTCAGAATCGTGAGTTGCAGACATTTTAGTTTACCTCGACGTCAATGTTCGTGGTGAGCGTTTCAGAATCGTCCTCGTATCGCTCGAGGTCCGTTGCAATTGTGGCAGACTTGGCGGCGACCTCATCGACCGGGTCCGTCTCGAGTTCGTACCGAATGTCAAAGTCACGGGCGCACCGCGGTTCGTGTTCGGTCTCGAGCATTGCCGACACGTTAGCGGTGCCGCCGCTTCGCATGATCACGAGGTTGTTGTCGCGCAGAAACCGTTGAACGTGCGCCATCGACAGCGACGCACCGGCGAGCGCGAGCCAATCGTCGCAAAGCGCGCCGAAGCCCTGAATCGAAATCATGCCCTCGCGAATCCCGCGAATATGCTCGGTCGGCGTGCCGTCGGCTTTGGTCTCGTGGATGCGCTCGTCGGCGCCGACCGGCGTGTCGCTCGCGTTGATCTTGACGGTCAAGTAAGGGTGTGTCGGGCGCGGGTCGTTGTTGTCCGACTTGATGATATGCCTGTCGGACAGCGAGGCGGCGAGTTTCAACCAGCCGTGAACGGTCTTGTAAATTTCGTTTTTGATCGACATATCAACCCACCTTCCGCACGGCGAACGAAGCGTTTTTGACGTCGACGGTTTTCGCGCCGGCGTCGGTCGAGGACACACGCAACTGCAACGCGTCGCCTGCGACCAGGTCGACCAGTTGCTCGGCGTTCGCCTGAAACCGATCCACTGCCGGGCCGTGTTGCACCGACGAGGCGAGGTCGAGCGGCGCACCGTTTTTGAGAACCTCAAACGTGAACAGAGCGCCGGTGTCGTTGGTGACATACTCGACGCTAAACGACAGGCGGTAGACGCCGGCGACGTCGACGGTGATCGTGTCCGTCGCCGGGTCCAGCGTGACACCCTTGTTCGACATCTCGCCGACGAACTGGTCGAGCACAACCGGCGCCGAACTGTCGACCGACTGCGAGCCGGCGGTGTCGGTTGCGTACAGACCGCCGTAAACGCCGTGCACCGTCACCAGCAAATCCCGCAAATCCTGCGGGGTGATTCCGCCGACGGTGTTGTCGGCGAGCGCGTCGAGCAGTTCGGCGGTTGTCTTTGCCTCGTCGGCCATCACTGAAACCCGGCGGAAAATCCAAACGAAAAGGCGGTCGGCTTATGCGTGCCGAGCCGCTTCAAAAAAACCTTCTTGTGAGCAATGCAGAACGTGTGCGCTTCAATGCTCGTGACCGCATACAACTCGGCGTCGCCGTCGATGTCGATGTAGGTCACGAGGTCGGGCACCGTCTGGTTGCGCTCGTCGCCGACGCGTACGTCGTCTTTGGTGTACCCTTTGAGCGTCACGCCGATACGGTCGCCCTCGGGCAACCGCTGCAACTCGTAGCCGCCGACGGGTTGAATCGCCATATCAACGACGACAACCGACTCGGCGCCGGGTTGCCACGCGCCGAACTCGACGCGCTTGCCCGCCGCTCGTCGGCGTATCGTGGTTGGTTTCGTTCCGGCGATCATAGTCCGTGCACCTGGTAGCCAATTGAGTTGACGAGTTGCCCGGTGTCGATTAGCGGGCTCGTGCCCTTCTTTCCGTCGACCGTCTTTTTGCGAATCGTCGAGGCGGCGAGCGGCTTTAGTTTCGACGAGCCCATGCGTTCTTTTACGAGCGCCGCGGCTTCCTCGCCGAGCAATTTGAACGCGCGGTCAATGGACATTTTACCGTCGATCACGTTCCCGATTAGCTTTGCCGACATACTCGACAGGTGTTGCTTTTTGTCCGACATCGTCGCGCGCAAAAACGACCGCTCGGGAATCACGATCTTGTGCGGCTTTGTGACGCCGGTCGCTTTGCTCGAACCCTTCGGCAGAAACCGAACGCCCGACGAGGTCATCACGTAAGGCGTGCCGCCGGGGTGGTCGATTTCTGCACCGTACTCGTGAACCGCGGCCAGTCTCGCGATGTTGATGCCGCTACTGCCGTCGTCGTCTTTGTGCGGGTCGTTCTGCTCGGAGTGTACACCGACAGTCACGTACACGCCGTCGATATCCCCGAAGGTCTCGACGAGATGGTCGTACCCGCTGTCGTTGTCGACGACCTTATTCTTGCGCATTTAGCCACAACTCGAACGACGAAAGGTGATTGTGCAGATACTCGCGGTGCTCGGAGAGTTTCGAGCCCTCGAACTTGTCGCCCGACAGCGCCTCGATTTCGGCGACGACCGTGCGGATCGAAACCTCGTCGCCCTTGCCCGACCACGGCAGCGCGTTGACCTGGTCGACGATCGTCATTTCGTCGGACGTGTCGGCAGTCTCCGACGGCTCGTCGCCCTCGACTACCTCGTCGCCCTCGACAGAATCCGCCGCCTCGTCGTCGCTCGCAGCCGCTTCGCTGTCCGTCGGCTCGACGCCGTTGGTTGCGCGTTCGACGATCTCCGACGTCGTAGCGTCGACCTCGTCGGCTTTGGGCTCGTCGCCGACTGCGTCGCGTTCGACCTCGGGCTCGTCGCAGAACTCGACCTTGCCCGCGCCGATCAGCGCCAATGATGCGAAATAGGGGTACTGCGTGGTGTAGCCGAGCCGGCGTTCCTCGCCGCCGATACGCACGTCGTGCTTGATGGTTTTGATCCAACGCATAATCACAACTCCAAACCGGAGCCGATCACGTACGGCGTACCGATCAAAGACTGTCGCATAGCGAGATGTTGCGCGCCGTACGACGTGGATAACAACACCGCTTCCTCGACGGTGCGAGCCGGAACCGACTCATACGAAAACGAGACATCGCCGGTCGAGATCGACGAGATCCCGCCGGCGCCCGCGCCGCCCGCCGCCGCCTGTTGCTTTGCACGTTGCTCGAGCTTGAGCATGTGCGCCGCGAGAAACACAACGCCCTCGGCGTACCGCTTGCCCCATGCCTTGCGGCTGCACGCCGTCGCGGCGAGCCCGATAAAGGTGTTGACCTTTTCGTCGGACTCGCCAGCGAATTCGGTCGCAAGCGTATTTTTTAGCAGGTCGGCGGACGACATCGGTCGAGCCCTCGTTATCCGTCAGTAGCGGCGGCGCGCATTTCCTTTTGCTCGTCGAGCGCCTGGTCGCGGCTTCGCAAGTCGCGCAAGTCGCGCTCGAGCTGCTGAATCCGCTTGCCCATCGCGGTCTGGTCAAACGGGTTGTCCTCGTCTTTGATGCGCTTGGACTTGGCGGACAACTCGCGAATGTAGCGGCGGTCGGCGGGCGCTCGCAGAATCTCGAGGTCGCGCTGTTCGCCGTGGAACTTCGGGCGAAGGCGCCGTTCCTGAATCCGCTTTTGAATGCGGTCGTCGTCTTTGACCGCCGCCCAGGCTCGAAGCGTCACGCGGTTGTTGCCCGGCACGACGAGGGCTTCGTCGATCTTGGTCCCCGCGTCATCGTAGACGGGCCAGTGCATAGGGTAGGCAAGTTCGGAAAACACTTCAACGTAGGATGATTCGGCCATCGGTACGGTCCTCGTAGGTACGGGGTTGGTTGTTGGTCAAAAGCCGGGCGCCGAATGACGCCCGGCTTTCATGTCTAGCGACTCGATTGGGGTTACTGCGGCAGTTCGCCGATCACCATCTCGAGCGGGCGGTCGCTGGCCATGCCGCCGCTTTTCGCGTGGCAGTTGGTAAGCACCGCGAGGTTGCGCCTCTGCGGCGCAAGTTGGGTGAACTCGCGAGCGAGCTTGTGCTCGATGATCTGCGAGTCGTTGCGGTACACGACGACGAGATCCTCGCCGTTCGGACCCGCGCCGGCGAGTTCGCGCATCGGCACGACCTCTTTGATGAACGGCGACGCGGCCAAGAAGTCTTGCAAAATCTTGGTGTCGGTGCCGTCACCGATCCGGCGACTCGCGATATGCGCGTACTGCGTCGGCGGAAGCCCGACGGTGTCCGGGTCGCCGATCGTCTCGGTCAGCGTGAAAATGCTGTTCACGAGATCGTGGAACATATCGAGGATGTCTTGCGCGGCGGTCGCTTCCTCGATCTTGTACGGCAGCAAACGCCGGGGAATGTACGGATAGTTGACGAGCCCGAACAACTGCGTTTCGGGGTCGCCGAAAAACATGATGTCGTTGAACTTCTGCTCGGTCACGAGCCGGGCGGCGCGAGCGCGCTTGCCCTGCAAGTCCATCCCGACGGCTTTCGATTTCTCGATCTCGTCGATGTTGTACTGATACGCGACGCCGAACGTTCGCAAGTTGAACGTTTCTTTGCGCGTCGCGATGTCGACGAGCGGCAGATCCTCGGCGAAGTCCGCGATGAACTGCGCGATGCCGATCGGCTCGTACATGCGGTGCTCGTAGTTCTCCGCCCATGCGGCAACCGACGTGTCTTGCGGCAGGTACAGGAACCCGTTGCGCGGCGGGATCTGGTCGAGCAAAACTTCCTCACGAATGTCCGTGAGTTGGTTTTCAAACCAGACGCCGGTTTGCGGGTCGAGCAAGTTATCAAGTCTCCAACGTGGCATTTTCTTACCTCAAGTTTACAAAACAGGTTGCCGGGCTCGGGACCTACCCGACGCGCCGGTGCGTGTGATTAGCGCAGTTCGACCGCTGCAAGCGTCATAGAATCGACGTCGATCCAGCGGGCAACCGGCAGCGGAACGCAACCGGCGTTCCACGACGAGCGGAACCCGCCCAGGTCGTCGAGCGAGCCGTTCGCCGACAGACGAACGTAGACGGTGTCGCCCTTGCTCGCCTGGTCCTCGGTGCCGACCCAGATGCCGCCCTTTTTGAGAACCGACATTGGTCGGTTCGGGCGGTACTTGGCTTCGCGCTCGTCTTTGAGTTTCTCCTGGGTCGCGCTCGTGATCGTGACGCCCGACAGCAACTCGCGAATGTCGTCGCCTGCGACAGCGACAGACGCGTCGAGTTGCGCGGCGCCGGGCGCGTTGACGCTGGTCACGCGGAAATCTGCAAAGCCGGCGGTCTCCGATTCAAACACAACCTTGTCGTTTGCAGCGTCGGCGGTCGCCGTGACCAGGTCGCTTGCAAAGGACGCGGCCAGTCCGTTGACGACATCGTCAACGCTCGCAGTCGCGGCGTCGTAGGTTGCTTGGACGACTTCGCCGTTGACCTCGAGCATGACGCTGTATCGACCGTCGGGCGAGTTCGTAACGGCGGCCTCGACCTGTCGAGCGGTGAGGCTCGACGCGGCAGCGAGGAACGCTTGACGCGAGCCGAGCGCACCATCCTCGAGAACCGCGTGACCGAACGGGACCGCGTCGGCGGTGTCGTTCGTTTGCGTCGACGTGATCGCCAGGTGTCCGGGCACGTCCTGCGTTTCGACGATCGTGAACCCTTGCCCGCCGTTGCGTGCCGTCACCGTGACCTTATCGGCGGCGACGTCGGCTTCGGCGACCAGGATTCCCGACACGAGCGGCTCGGCGTTGATCGCAGCGGCGAGGGCGACGGCGAGTTCATCGGCGTCGGGCGCGGCGTCGGTCGTCACCGAAATCGGCACGCTGTCGATCTCGATCTCGTAGGTCGTCTCGGCGAGCGCGCCGCCGACGGCGATCTCGTTGATCTGTTTTTGTCGAGGGTTGTCGTTGATGCGCGATACGATGTCGGTCGACTTCACCGACTGGTACAACATGCCCGGAAGGGCGGCGACTGCTTTTCCGCGGTAGCGTAGTTGCGGCATTTTATTACTCCAAAAGTTCGAGTCGAAAGGATCTACGAATGCGAGCGGCGCACCGACCAGGCGCGCCGCTCGTCACGTCAACGGGAACGAACTACGTTCGTCAGCGCCTCGGCGAGTTCCATCACCGCGGCGTCGGGCTGTCCGCCGCGTCGCGAGTCACCACGACGCCCGCCTCGACCGCCGCCCGATCCGCCGGTCAAGCTATCGAGGTACGAGGATTGCGCGCGCGCCTCGCCGTCGCCTCGACGAGTGCCGCCGTCTTGGCGGTTGCTAGTGACAGCGCGCGAGGCGTTGTCGTACGAGTCGTCGCGCTCGCCGTACTTTTCGCGAATGATCTCGAGCGAGCCGTCGAGCATTTCTTCGCTGGCGTCGGCGCGAGTCTTGCCGGTGAACGCCTCGACGATCGCCCGCTTCAACTCGCCGTTTTTCTTTTTCTTGATGCCGTCGACGCGCATTCGCTGGGCGAGCCCGACGAGTTCCTGTCGTTCGTTGTAGTAGTCGAGCGCCGTCTGTTCGGCGTCGGCACGGCTGTCGCCTTTCATCTCGTCGTCCTCGTCGCCCTTGCCGGAATCGAGCCCGGCGCCTTCCTCGCCGCCTTCGCCTTCGCCGCCGGCCTCGCCGCCGCCCGGCTCGAGCGAGGCTTTCAGGGCGTCGAGTTGCCCTTGCTTGCCGTCGATCTGCTTTTGGAGTTCGTCGCGTTGCTTCTGCAACTCGTCGACCTCGCTGCGAAACTCGCCGATCTTTTCCTTTGCCGCTTTGAGGGCGTCGGCGAGTTCCGCCTTTTCGCCTTCCATATCTTTGCGGAACTGGTTGATCGCGGTAGCGGTGCCGGCGTCATCGATGTCGATCGTGGTGTAGTCGTCCAATCGTACATGCGGCATAACTCTTACTCCGTTTTTTTTGGGGGAATCGTTGCGGTTTGGGTTGTCGTTCGACGCCGGTTTTCTGCCGGTATCGTCGGGCTCGAATGACTCATACCCGACGAGCTTTGCATCGTCGGAGTCCGCACGAAGGCGAATCGTTTGCCCGGCGCGCGCCTTGCCAGTCAACGCGCCGTGGTTGTAGTAGCGCCGGATCTGCTCGCGGTCGTAAGGTCCGTAAAAGGGATGCGTGCCCGGCGTTTCGTCGAGTTCGACTTTGTAGCCGGGCGACAACTCGCGGGCGTCGCCGCGGTCGACCGCGTCGATTCCGTCGCGGCGTTTGACCGCCAACGACACCTTGACGTAGCCGCCCTCGGTGACTTCGATTTCATGGCCGAACTCGCCGACCGAGAATTGATGTACGTTGTCCGGGTCGACGGGGATCGGCGGGTGTTCGAGGGTGACAGGCTTTCGCCCGAGCGAGCCGGCGTCACGGCGCAAGGTGTCGGCGGTGACGAGTTCGCGGATCTTGGTGCCGTCGGCGCGCTCGTAGACAAGCACGCCGGGCTTCGCAATAAAGCCCTCGGCGTAGATATACCCTTCCTTTGAGCGGTGCGAGGGTTTCAGGTCGAACCCGCTGTCGTATCGGATCGGCACTTTGTAGGACGTCTCAAGGGTGGTAAGTTGACAGCGTGCGAGCCGGTGAGACGGTACGGCTTGCACCATGCCCGAGGCGTTGCCAGCGCGCTCGGGTCTTTTCGTTGCTCCAACACGTTAACGGTGAATCGACGTTGAACGCTTGTCAAGTAAGCGCCGACGGAAGTTCGCCGCACACGTTCCCCTACATCAAATCTGAAATCATCGGGCGCGCCCAACACCGACAGTTGATCGGCTGTCCTGGTACGCCCTCGCTCGGCGGGTCGGAATACTCGAAAATCTGCTCGCCAAGTAAATCGTGCAAATCACGTACGCGCTCGTCGTCGGCGGTCATCCACATAAACCGCGACACGCCGAGCTCCTGATGTCGCTGCGACGTGAGTTCGCCGTTTAGGCTTCCGATCTGGTCGCGAGCAATCAACTTTGCGCGGGACTGGGCGACGCCTAAACGGTCCTCGATAATGTCCGCAAATTCCTCGTGACGCACGCCGCGCCGAACAGCGTCGACGACCTTGCCCTCGACCTGCCGCAAATACTGCTCGTCGACGTCCTTAATCAGCCGCAAGTTTTTGGACTCGAACGACACGAGCTTTTCTTTAAGCCCGCGGTTTCCCAGCACCGGGTCGATCGCGAGGACTTGCTTGAACGACTTTTTGACCTGTTCGGCGTTGTGCTGCGAGGTCTGTTTACCCGCCCGCTCGACGTCGGTCTTTGCGTGCTCGACCGGGTACTCGCGACCGAATACCAGGCGGGCGCCGTTGATCGCTTGCGTGAACACCTTGGCGTGTTGGTCGGGCGTCGCGTCGGCGCGCCCGAGTTCGCGGGCACGCTCGTCGAGTTCGGGCCCGATCCGTGAAAGCACCGGGTCGATCCGTCGCATCACGAGCGCGTGCAGTTTGTCGAGGCGCCGGTGTAGGGCTCGACGGTAGTCGCGTTCGACACCGTCGGGGAACTGGACCTTTAAGCGTTCCTCGCGCGATGTCGCGTCGGCGCGGGTAAGAAAAGGCGGCGGGAATATCAGGCGTGCAAGCGACGCTTTGGGCGCGTCGCCCGGTTTGGTCGGGTGTGCATCGTGTCGGTGAACGGGACAACTCATAGGGCAGATCGTAGGCGGGCGGTTTGCGGGCGTCAATCGAACATATTGGCTTGACCGGTCTCGGCCTCGCGCTCGCGTCGCTTCTTTGCAGCTTTGTAGACCTCGACCGCCTGGTCGCCGTGTTCGCGCCACCATGCAACCCGGCAACGCCCCACTTGATCGCGTTCTCGGCGTACGTGCCGTCGAGCGGTTTCATGGCGACGACGACCGGTTCGATCGCCGGCTTTAGTTCGGTGTGATAGCCGTCGAACTTGGCAGC